CAGATCCAGCGTCAGCACTCCTCTATGCTAAAGAGGTTTGAGACTGACGATCTTACGCAAGATGTTCTCACACGTCTTGCGTTGGTGACTTACTCAAAAGAAAAATCAGCTCCGGTCACTTTTATAACCATGGTGACTGACTCAGTGATCTGGAGCAAACACGGCCACTCGCAAAGCAACAACAGATTTCTAGAAATCCCAGATTTCATCGTAGGCGAACCTGGCTCTGGTGAATCTACGTTGTGCACAGAATTAGGTACCGATTTGACAAGTCCCGAAGACCATCTCCTTGCGATGGAGATCATCGTTAAATCACTAATTCCTAAATGCAAGCGCAGTAGGAAATGCAGAGTCGGTTGTAAGTGCGAAATCAAGTTGCCTCCCGGTTATCAGCATCAACGCGCACTTCGCAAAAATACTCAAAAATAGTGATCCAAGCGGCCAATGTTTAACCCTTGGTGCATGGGATAATGGATATAAATCTATTTAATGGAGTTCAAATGAGCGAAGAAGCAGCAAAGACGATCGAAGAGGTCCAAACGGAGTACGCAAATGCATGCGGAACTCTTGGTGATCTTCTCATCAAGCAAGACCGTATCACCGCAGACATTGAGAAACTGCGCAAAGAAATCATTCCTGAGCTCAACAAGCAGTTTACGGAGATGAGTAAGGCAAAGGAACAAGCATGAAGTTCGCAGTTGGCAACCAAGTAGCAGATTCAAATAACCGAGTTGGCGTAATCATGCGAAACAAAGTCGTAGGTCCTTGCGGATACTACGTGAAGGGCTTTCTTGGCATGAAGGTTTGGGTCGCTCGCATGAGCACAAGTCTTGTTGTCGTTTCCTATCCCACTCAAGGCGATCTGTTGCAAAATCCTGATGACCTCATCGACTTAGGAACTAAGTAATGGCTAAGCAACGCCGTACACCAGGAGCAAGAGACGTACTGAATACGTATCTTCGCATCCTAAGCGACCAAGCAAAGAAGATAGAGAAGACTGGATCATCAACACTCACTGTCGACCAAGCTTTGATCCTTTCTAAGCTCATTGAAGCCGCTGTGAAGATTCAGGGATCTACGCAGAAGGCTGACAAAGACGCTAAGAAGAACCTTGCGAACCTCACTGTCGAAGAACTTGAAGCCCTTGTCGATGAGTCAAAGCCAGAAGCGAAGCAAGAAGAGCCAGTCGAATCATGAAGACAACCTTGCCTTTCCTCCAAGAGAACTTTGGAAGCAGATGGAAAGAAGTCGTCGACGTTCTCATACGGGAAGGCAAGGTCGATTCATATTCAATCGAAGGGGACGATGTAGAGATAACGCCGTCTCGTCAGACGGAGATCGAGCAGATGTTTGATCTCTTCTCTGACTATCAAGACGAAGAGTCTGACTTAAGAAAGAGTAAGTATGAAATCTGATCTGCAAAAAGAGTGGGACAATAAGCTAGCGGAAGAGGGACTCAACCTCGTCGACAAGATCGACCCACCCAAAGCTCAACGCACGTACCACTCCATCAAGAACTACTACGAGTCTGTAGATCAAGTCCTACACAACTACAGTTTCGATTCTCAACTCGACAAGCTGATCTGGGAGTGCCATGCGGAAGGACTCACGCGAAAGCAGACGGCAGCAAAGCTAGGTATTGGAGAGGAAAGAATCAAGACTACTCTTAAGCGAATTCGTATTGCTAACGGTCTTCCTGCGAAACTCACGAACCGTCGAGCTAAGCCAGTTACTGAGAAAGACAAAGCTATCATTAAGCTAAGAGAGCAGGGTCTGAGCTACTCACAGATCGCACAAGCTCTTGGCCTTCCCAGGAAAGAGACCGTCTACCAAAGCCTTCGACGCCAAGGCGTTCCCAAAAGCAAGACTGGGCGCAAACCCAAAGCGACAACCTAAAAATCTCTATCTCAATGAGCGAGATTGAGATTAGACCAGCGAAACCTGACGACCTTCCTTTTATCTATGCAACTTGGCTGAAGTCCTATCGAACAAGCCAGTTCGCGCAGAATATCGAATCGAAGATCTATTTCTCCTGGCATCACAAGATCATTGAATCAATCCTCACAAGATCGCAAGTCGTGATCGCTCACCCAACGGGACAACCGAACATAATAGTCGGTTACCTAGTAACAGAGCCGAACGTCGTTCACTACTGCTACGTAAAGTTCCAGTTTCGAAAGCTGGGTGTCGCCACAAATCTCATCCAGCATCAAAGCATTGATCCAAATCAAATGCAGTTTACTCACGCGACTCCAGACATGAACTGGATTGCTCTGAAGTATCCGCTGCTTACGAACAACTACAATCCCTACGCAATTTAAGGATGAGCATGAGAGTGCGATTTCTATACGTCCGTTATGTGATGAACTACGCCTTTTCGTGCGTGCTTCAAGCGCTTTTAGTGCTCATTAAGAAAACCAACCTAGGCACGAAGTACAGACCAAAGCTTGTCGCTGCCACTATGAAGCTCCTTCGCAAGGGATTCCCAAGCGACTTCGTTGCGCCGTCATACATCCGACTGTCGTTCGAAGAGTACCTGCGAGTCATGGCCCCAATATCACGAGCACACAACGATGCGTTTAAGGATTGGGTCGCTAACGACTTCAAACAGTTCCTAAGAGCCAAGACTAAACAAGAACAAGAGATCGTCAAGGAAGTGACCAAGTGAGAGTGAAGCAAGTTAAGTTCCACCAAGCCGTCAATCTACCTAAGGGCGGAACCACCGGCATCAACGAGAAAGACCCAGGCATCAAGGGCATCGATACATGCCCAGAAGGCGCAATCGTCACTCTAGAAGACGGTACTCGCTACCTAGTGCCATACGCCAATATTCCATTCCTGGTTCTCAAAGAAGAAGAAGTTCAAACAGAACCCAAATCTATTACTGGTAAGAAATCTCAAAAGACTAATGGCTAAGCCACTCACTGCCAATCAACTCCTCATCAAGAAGGAGCTACTTGCGCGAAAGCTACAGCAAAAGGCCTCACTCAACATCACTCGGTTCCTATTCAAGGAGCAACTCGCGTTCGTCGATGATCCAGCACCGTACTCAGTTGCATGCTGTTCACGTAGGGCAGGGAAGACTGAAGGGATCTGCTACGACCTTCTAAGAGAGGCCACTTCCAAGGATGGGATCACGGCGTTGTACCTCACTCTGTCTCGGTCGAATGCCAAGAAGATCGTCTGGTCAAAGCTACTAGAGCTGAACCGCACTCTTAAGTTGAACGGAGAGCTCAATGCAACCGAGCTCAGCATCACATTTCCTAACAAGTCGATAATTTATGTGTCTGGAGCTAAGGACAAAGTCTCTATCGAGCGATTCCGCGGGCTTGCTCTTTCACTATGCTACATCGACGAAGCTCAGTCGTTCGGCTCTTTCCTGCAGGAGCTAGTAGACGACGTCATTGCTAAGGCACTGTTCGACCACAACGGCCGTTTGAAGCTCACTGGAACACCAGGCCCAATACCAGCCGGTTACTTCTACGACGTATGCCATAACCCAAAGTGGTCTAAGCATAAGTGGACCATGCATGCGAATCCTTTCCTGCTAAAGAAAGGGAATAAACTCTCAGTAGAGGACTTGATCCTTCAAGACTGCGAGAGAAAAGGATGTGGAATAGATGATCCGAGTATTCGTAGAGAATGCTTTGGAGAGTGGATCACAGATCTCAACTCTCTAGTCCTACGCTACGATAGGAACAGGAACGATTATCGAGACTTACCTAGCTCAGCCAGTCCGTTACAGACCATCATAGGGATAGACACAGGCTTTAAGGACTCAGATTCAATTTCGGTGATCGGTTGGTACGACGATTCTCCAAATTGCTATCTCATCGATGAAATTGTGCAAGCAAAGCAAGGTTGGGAACAGCTATCCACTCAGATTCGTGCACTAACAGCTAAGTATGACCCCGTTAAGACTGTGGTTGACCCTGCTAACGGTGCTTTGAAATGGGCTGAGGACATCAACAACCGCTTCGATCTATCTGTAGAGGTAGCAGAGAAGACCCGCAAAGCTGAGTTCCTTGAGCTATTGAATGGTGCTCTATGCGCTTCAACATTCAAAGCTAAGCATGAGTCTGTATTCGCTCAAGACTGTGACAAGGTTGAGTGGGAATGGAACCCTAAGACGCAGAAGCGCAAGGTAAGCGATAGGTTTCACTCTGACGCTATGGACTCCACGCTGTATGCATTCCGTGCAGCACAGAACTGGCTGTATAAAGCTAGTGCAGTACAACCAGCTCCGCACACAACTGAGTGGTTCCTAAAGGAACAGAGGAAGATGGAAGCAGCTGCAATCGCTGCCTATCACCGTAAAAACGACCCCTTCCATTACGATGATCCTTACTAAACCAATCGTATTGAGTGTAAATACTGCCCCAAAATCTTGCTAACAAATCACCGTTTCGTTAGGAAAATGTGCTTCTCGATGCTTGCTTGATATTCTAGTCCTGCCTGAACAAGGAGATGGATATGAGCGGTTGCAAGAGCTTAAGCGATACAGAAATCAGCCTCGTCACTTCTAACCTCACGAGCCTACGTGATAAGGCCTTGTTCATCGTTGGTCTGAAGACTGGCTTCCGTATCTCTGAGCTACTTTCTCTATCCTTGGATGACGTCTACCAAGACAACCAAGTCGTAGCTCAGGTCTCAGTAGCTAAGAAATCTATGAAGGGCAAACACAAAGCCCGTACTGTTATCCTTCACCCTCAAGCGCGAGAAGCTCTAGGGGAATATTGCAGAATCCTTTCCCTAACTAACTCAGGTGCAACACCTCTCTTCAAGTCGATGAAGTCGAACAAAGCCATTAGTCGAGTTCAAGCTCACATCATCCTCAAAGAAGCGATGTCTGGAATAGACGGACGTACAGGAACTCACTGCATGCGTAAGAGCTTCGCAACCAGAGTTCACAAGGCTTTAGGCAACGACGTAGTGAAGACGAGTAAAGCGTTGGGCCATGCCTCTATAACCTCTACGGTTAATTACCTTGAGGTCTTTCAAGACGAGATCAACAAGGCAATCACGAGCATCTAAAGCGACAACCTAAAAATCCTCCTGGTAATGAATCAAACATTACCAGATCTGGACTACCTCAAGAACCTCCTGCAGGTTCTGCATGATGGCCGAGTAGCTTCCTTCAAGTGCAACGCCTTCGAACTTGCTATCGGCCATCATGTCTCCTCTTCAGCAACTACCAACGCACAACCAACTCTAGAGGACATCGAACTCATCGATGATCTTCCCACTGAGGACGAGATCCTTTTCGCTGCGAGCGGCTTCCAGGTGAACCGTGAGTAACGTTGTCCTTGGTCCTCAGCAGGTTGGCTCAGTTCCCTCTGATGTTCGTTGGTGGACTATGGAAGGACGAGTAGCTGCTGACAGCATCACGGCCGCAATCCAGGCCATCGTTAACAACTCGCACGGACGCTTAGCTCAACTCAGTGACTCAGCAATGCTCTACGACGGCAACCTGTTCGGTGGACTTCATGTCTATGGGAGCAAGCGAAGCTACTCGACGAAGCCAAACACCAACTCAGTCCAAGGATTGAATCTCTGCTCCTCGATGGTAGAGACGCTCACTAGTCGGATGTTGAGTAACAAGCCTCGAGCTATGTTCCTCACTGACGGTGGCAACTACAAGCTCCAGCGTCGTGCGCAGAAGCTCTCTGAATTCGTTGATGGCGTGATGTACGAGAACAAGGCCTACCACTTGGGTATGTCTGCTCTACGTGACGCAAGCATCTTTGGGTCTGGCTTAGTGAAGGTGTTTGCCGAGAACGGCAGGATCAAGCTTGAGCGCATCTTACCTACTGAGCTCTACGTCGATCCTTTAGAGGCGATGTACGGTTCACCTCGCCAGCTTCACCAGATCCGTAACGTTGATCGCATGATCCTCTGTGAGATGTTTCCTGAGTTCGAAGCTCAGATCAAGACAGCACAGAAAGCCACGTTCAACAGTATCACCGGCATGGCGCTAGTAGCTGACATGGTGACAGTGCGTGAATCATGGCACTTGAAGTCTGGTCCTGACGCCACCGATGGAAAGCATCTCATCACTATCGAAGGTACTTCTCTCCTAGAGGAAGACTATGACCGTGACGGGTTTCCATTTGCGATCTTGAACTACCAAGAGCCGCTTGTAGGAATCTTTGGCAAGGGATTGATCGAGCGTGTCCAACACATCCAGAAGAAGCTCAACTTACTCGAACACATCGTCTACAGGTCTCAACGACTTGCTGGGACATTCAAGGTGTGGACGAAGACTGGTTCACGCTTAGTCGACTCTAAGCTCAGTAATGAGATCGCTCAGACAATCCAGAGTGACGAACCACCGCAATACATCCTTCCGCCAATCGTTCAGCCGGAACTCTACTCGCAGATCCAACAGCTCAAGACAGATGCCTACAACCAAGAAGGGATCTCGCAGCTTGCGTCCGCTGGTCAGAAGCCAGCAGGTCTCGACTCAGGTGAAGCAATCAGGACATACGACGACATCAGTACTGACCGCACGCAGAGCTTCGGCCAAGCATACGAACAGTTCTTCCTTAAGCTAGCGATGCTCATCATTGAGACGGCGAAAGAAATTTCGAACGGGGATGACGAAGGGTCACTCAGCGTTAAGAGCCCTAACGGGAAATACCTTAAGACTCTTAATTGGAATGACGTCGACTTAGAAGCTGACGAGTTTGTGATGAAGGCTTTCCCAGTCTCATCACTTCCTAAGGATCCCTCAGGAAGATTGCAGACCATTCAAGAATTCATTCAAGCAGGAATGCTGAGTGTTCGTAGTGGTCAGCGCTTGCTCGACTATCCCGACTTAGAAGCAGCCGAGAGTTTACAGAACGCTCCGGAAGACTACTTGCACATGATCCTTGAACAGATCATCGACGACGGCGACTACACACCGCCAGAGTCTTACGACGATCTACAGCTCGCTCACAGTTTGGCTTTGCTCTACTTAAAGCATGGTCAAACAAACGGCTTAGAGGAAGAGAAGATCGAACTCCTTCGCAGGTTCATCGATCAAGTCGTCACTCTCACAACTCCACCGCCAGCTCCGGCAATGCCACCAGCACCAGGCATGAACACACCGCAGGCGAATCCAGCGCCTCCGCCGGTATCTAACCTCATTCCCAACGTACCTCCTCAACAACCCCAAGGAACTTAATTTCGATGAGCGAAACACCAACGATCACCGTAGGCACAGCTACGCCTAACGCAATCCCCACTCCAGCAACTCCAGTCGTAGAGAACAAGACGACACCCGTTCAAGCAGACTCAACTACTCCTGTAGAAACAAAAGTTGAGCCCAAGCAAGAACTTGCGTCGACACGATTCGCTGCCCTCGCGAAGAAGGAAGCCAAACTCCAAGCAGAGCGTGAAGCTCTGAAAGCCGAACGCGAAGGGTTGAGCCCAGTTCAAGCGCAGATCAAAGCTTTCGAAGACGCGAAGAAAGAGGCTCTCAAGAATCCGCTCAAGTTCCTAGAAGAAGCCGGTCTCACACTTGATCAAGTGAACGACTACTTCCTTAGCGGTGGTCAGCAAAGCGACAACCTAAAAATCTCAGAGGTAGATCGCAAGATCGAAGAGTTCAGGAAAGAGCAGCAAGCAGAGCGCGACAAGGTTCTAGCTGCTGAGAAAACGAAACTTGAGGCAGAGCAAGCGCAAGTTGTCGAGAACTGGACGAAGAGCATCGTGGATTTCGTAGCGGATAACGCTGAGAAGTACGAGCTCACGAAACTTTATAATCAAGAACTAGAAGTGCGGAAGGTTATTGAACTGCACTTCGAAGAAACAAACGAAGTCATGGCAACTGATAAAGCCGCAGACCTCGTTGAACAGTACCTAGAAGAACTGGCCTCGAAAGCACTAGAGACCAAGAAAATCAAAGCGAAGGCACAGCCACAGCCCCAAGTGGCGCAACAGCAAGCACCCAAGCCGTCCATCAGCAACCGGACAATCTCGTCTTCATTAACTCCGGCTTCGCAGTCGTCTCGTTCAATTTCGAACCATTCAGGCTCTGACGCTCTTGCAAGTGCAGTCGCTCGTTATCACGAGCTCGCACGCAAAAATTAAAAGGTAATTTCAAATGGCAATTCTAGACATCAACGCAATCAACGGTGCTCTGAAAGAGTACTACAACGGCCAAAAGGTCGCTTCGCTTATCTTCCAAGGTCGTCCGACCTTCGCGATGATTAAGAAGAACACTAACTTTGTTGGTGAAACATATCCGCTTCCTTTGCTCTCTAGCACAGGCGCAGGATCAAACAGCTTCTCGTCTGCATACACGAACCAAACTCCTGGTCAGTACAAGAAGTTCCAGCTCACTCGTAAATACAACTACGGTGTTGGAACAATCTCTCGTGAAGCTATGATGGCTTCTGCAAACGACATCGGCGCTTTCATCAGTGCTAAGTCGTTCGAGATCGATCAAAAGATCCAGCAAGTCTCTCTTGAGATGAGCATGGCTTTGTTTCGCTCAGGAACAGGTACACTTGGTGTGATCTCTTCGATCACCTCTGGCGTGATCACTCTTGCTTCGCCCTCGGATGCTCGAAACTTCTCGATCAACCAACTCCTTCAACAAGCTACGTCTGACGGTGGAACTCCGGTTGCTGCTGGCGGATATGTTATCGCGATCTCGCCTGACGCAGGAACAATCACAGTTTCTCTGACTCTCGGCGGATCAGCTGCAACTCCTACGGGTTGGGTAGCAACTGGCTACTTAGTTCCTAACGGAAACTCTAACGCTGGTGTGTCTGGTCTTCTTGGCTGGTTCCCGGTTACTGCACCTGTCGGTGGAGACAACTTCTACGGTATCGACCGTTCGACTGCTCCTAACTTGGCAGGAACTCGTTACGCATCGGTTGGTGGAGAGTCGGTTCAAGACTCGCTCACTAAAGCAGTGGTTCAACTCATGCAGAACTCAACTACTGGCAAAGCTGACGTCATCGTCATGAACCCGGTTTCTTGGCAGCAACTTAGCCTTGAGATGGGTGCCAAGATTCAAGTGCAGCGCATGGATGTGAACACGAAGCGTGACGGCGCTGAAGTTGTTGTTGGTTTCACTGGTTTCCAGATGGCCACTGCACTCGGAATCTTGAACGTCGTTCCTGATCGTTCATGCCCTCCGCAAACAGCTTTCATCTTGGACACTGACGTTCTTGAGATCGCTTCGCTTGGCCAAGCTCCTGAGCTTCAAGACGAGCGCGGTGCATTCTTGAACCTCATCGACACAGATGCAGCTCAATACCGCATCTCTGCCTACTGGAACCTTGCCTGCCACAACACTTCGGCGTGCGCAGTCGTTTCGCTCCAGTACTAAGCCCTCCGTTTTACGGGCCTATCTCATTCGGGATGGGCTCTTTTTATTTACTACTAAGGAAAAATTAAAATGCCTGTCAATAACCAACTCGAGCGTAAAGAGCTAAAGACGGTTGACCTGTTCATGGACTTCACTGTCGGTGCTTCCGGTGCTCCAACTCTCAAAGCTACAAACTCAATTGGTATCAAGTCGATCACTCGTAACTCAACTGGCAACTACACTATCGTCTTAGCGGACCGATACGTCCGTTGCTTGAACGTGTGCGAGACGCTCGTCTCTACCGCTCCCGCTGCACCTGTTATGTCGGTGACTTCAATCGCCAACGTTAACGGCTCTGTAACTCCACTCGCTCCTAGCTTAACAGTTCAGTTTCAAACGCCTACTGGCACTGCAACTGACCCTGCATCTGGCGAAGAGATCTTGATCGCAATCCAACTTTCTAGATCTGTCGGAGCGTAACCCATGATCATGAACGGTGACGACAAACGGTCTACTGCCTCTCTCATCCTAGCAAAGATGAAGGATGGGAAGTCGAAGACTCAAGAGGTCAAGCCCACCGTTGGGATGGGTGACGACGAAGATGCTCAAGGGATGAGAGCTGCGGCTGAAGATCTGCTGCAAGCGATCCAAGACAAAGACCCTCAAGGGTTGATGATGGCGCTGAAAGCCTTTCTCTCTCTCGCAGACTCTGACGACGACGAACAAGACCAAGAATAACTCCGAGCCCCGCTTACAAGCGGGGTTCCTTTTATCTAAGGAACTATAGATGTCTATTCCTGGACAAACGACTCTGCTTGCCATTCGCACGCTGGTGCGAAGCATGACAGATACGGTGAACAACCAAGTCGTGACTGATACGGAGTTAAATTCCTACATCAATCTCGACTATCAAGAACTGTACGGGCTTCTCGTAACCTCGTATGGGGATAACTACTTCTTTCAAACGCCATTTCAATTTCAGACTGACGGAACTTCATTCCAGTTTCCTCTGCCCACTGATTTCTTCAAGCTTCGCGGTGTTGATCTCTCTCTAACAGGAGCGAGCAACTCGTTCGTTACACTCAAGCCATTCAACTTTGCTCAGCGTAACCGACTCAACGACGCATTCTATCCTTCGCAATCCTTCAACGTTCTTCAGAACATCCGGTACCAGATCAACGGCAACAACATCATGCTCACTCCGCTTGCTCAAGCAGGGCAGTGGATTCAGTTGTGGTACGTGCCACGTTGTCCAGTCCTTGTAAACGACACTGACATAGTCGACGGCGTTAACGGGTGGGAGCAATACATCATCGCAAGCGTATGCGCCAAGGTGATGGTGAAGCAGGAAATGGATCCAAGTCCTTTTGCTGCCGAGAAAGAGTCGATGCGAGAGCGCATCATCGACGAAGCGGCAAATCGCAATGCAGGCGATCCCTCTACGGTGACTGACGTCTATGACACCGGCTGGGACTTCTAGTGCTTAAACGCTTCTCAAAGAACCAGACATCGGACCTTACGCTTAGCCAAGTTCAAGACAGTCTAATCAACTGCCTCAATCCCGTTTTCACAAATCCAATGTTGGACGGGGTGCTGGTGAAGAACGTGATCCTAGCTGCTGGAACTAACGTCATTCCAAATCCTATCCAGCGTGAAGTTCAAGGAGTGATGACTCTGCTCAAGAGCACCTTCGCTGACATTCACACTGGCGCACAAGCCTCAAACCCGTCACCGACACGCACTCTTATCCTTACATCGTCTGCGGCGGTAACGGTTGACCTCTGGATTTTCTAAAAGGAAAAAATGAGTACTACGACACAGACCCCATACATGAGTCTTCAACTCCCAACGCCACTTGTAGAAGTGAGCCCGTTTGCTGGAGCTGTCGACATTAACGCTGCGTTCACTACAGTGGACTCGCACGATCACTCGCCTGGCAAAGGAAGCTTAGTTCCTACGGCTGGTCTCAATATCAACGCTGACTTGAGTTTCATCGGCAACAACGCAACGAACTTGCGTTCGGCTAAGTTTCAAAACCAAACGTCATCCTTGTCTGGTGTCTCTGACGTCGGTTGCATCTACATGTCCGGTGGCGATCTGTATTTCAACTCAGGTGCAGGACAGCCAGTTCACATGACTTCCGGTGCTGCTCTTAACTTGAGTTCTGCTGGATCGATTTCAGGACTTAGTGGAACCACCGCCGCTTTAACTTATTCCTCTGCGAATCAGACCTTCTACTTCACTCAGAACTCTGGCATCTCGGCGTTGATCTCGTCTTCAGCGCTTACTCTGTCGGCACCGACTTCAGGCGCATTCGGAATCACCCTTCAATCTCCTTTGGCC